TTTACAAGTTTTTCTTCTCTTACCTTTTTAATTTTTCCTGTGTTTTCATCTGGCAAATCGTATTGGATTTTAGCCACAAAGTATTTTTCGTCCATTTCCATAATTGTTTATTTTCCTAAATAATCGGAAAGTCTTCCCATTAAATCAAGCGATTTGTTAACTGTTCTTGATGCTTTCATCTCATTTTCTTCTTGTAGGTTCTCCTCAAACGCAAATCTTCCATCAGGTTCAGTAAATAAATAAGCTCCTGGTGTTGATGGTGAAGATACCAAGTCAAAACAAATTAATTCAAAATCATCTTGAACTTCATTTTGGTCACCTACCTTCTTTAAGGAACCTACCCCTCTTGACGATATACCTAACGTTACACCTAATCTTAATAGATTTGCCGCTTGGTCACCCTTTGTTGATACGATACCTCTTTCATGGAACCCTGGTGAAGTTAGAAGTAATAACTTACCTAATAGAACATTACCATCCCACCACATCTCTGTAATCATGTGTGATACTCTATCTAAATCTATCAATGAAGACTCAGGGTGGTTAAGTTCTGATAAAGCGGTTTTCTTACCGATATAATTTTTTATATAATTTTCAGATTCTCTCTTTAAAATTCTTTCAGGATATATTCTACCGTTTCTATTGGGTGTATTATATTTTTGTAGAACGGCATAGAACTCAAATGGTTTTGAATAATCTTTAAAATCCCTACTTTCTTGTAAGAATGTTTGATTATGTTTTTCTGTCGGGGAAACATATCCCGCATCCATCTCAATTAAAATACCTTTTCCTGTCTCTTTTGGACCTAATATTTTGTAATTTTGCATTTTACCTTTTTATAGATAAATATTAAATACTTTCTATTTTATCGGTTGTTTTTATTTTGTTCGATTTTGTAAGATAAAATTTGAAATATTTTGATTTTTTAAAAGATTCTTTTTCTACATAATTTATGATATTTTTAATAGAATTTTTTAGTTCTACAGATTTAAAATCAATATCTTTTTTCAAAAAGAATGTTACTTCTAAATTCATAAAAGACCTTTTCTTAATTGTTATTCCACTTGTCCTTAAATCTAAATCAACTATAAATTTTTCATTTAGTAAGTCATTGTCGATAATTTCTATTAAGTTTGTTTTAATATTTTTATTAAATACTGATACAATTCTATTCCAACTTTCTTCGTGTGTCTTTGGTTCAACCCAAGATTGGATATTTAAATAAATTGATTTTAAATTTTTTGAGTCAACCGTACCATAAGAACATTTTATTTGTTTATATCCTCTAACCACACAACTTTTTCCTTTTTTCATTTACAAGTTTTTCATATCTTCGTTTATTTATGTAAGTAATATTAATCAACAAAAACCGAGTTGTCAAAATGCTAATAATTCCCGTAAAAAATAACGATTTAGAAAAATCTTTAAAAAACTTTAAATCAAAAGTTTTAAAAACCAAAATGATTGTAGAGTTACAAAACAGAAAAAACTACAAAAAAAAATCTGACATAAAACGTCAGATTTTAAATGATGCTATTTATAAAAATTCAAAAAATAAAGATTTATAAATTTTGTGTTAAATTCATTAATTTAATATATTCTTTTTTAGAATGTTTTACATTTGTAAGTCTTTCTTTTGTTTCTAATAAAACTTTTGATAGTTCTTCATCAGACTCTGAAATAAGAGTGTCAATTTTTTGAATTGCAGTTTCTTTTAATTCTGTAAATTTTGTTTTTAAATTTTCATCATTTGATGATAAAATTTCTTTAACAGAATTTCTTTCAGATTCAGTTAGGTTTTCTAAATATTTTTCAGCCGTTTTATTAGCAACTTTTAACATTGAACTAATTGGTACGTTTGTAGATTTAGTTTCTTTTATTATTGGTTTTTTACCTAAAGACTCAACGATTGATTTTTTAGCAATTGATTTCTTTTCAGGTTTTAGTAAATCACCATAAAATAATTCATCAATTGTTTTGTATTTGTTTTCAAGTACAATATCCTTAGTCCAACTTTTAACAAAATTTACTGTATTTTCAGATAATTTAATTTGTCTAAATTCATTAGATAAATCATCAACCAAATAAGTTGCGGTTTCTTTATCTAATTCTTTATTTTCTTTTAAATTATCATATATCGACATTAATTTACAAAAATCACTATTTTTAAGTAATTTTCTTTCAAAAAGTCGCATATCAGTTTTAAGAGTTCCTTTAACAAAGGAATCAATTAATTTATTTTCTACTAATGTTTTTATTAATCCAAATCTCATGTCTATATTTTTTTATATAAATATCAATTCTTTAGTAGTTTATCTAATTCGGTACCCATTTCACCTAAAGAATTTTGAACTTTTGACAAATCAATCAATTCATCCTCATTTAACATACCTCTATTTTCTAATAAAATATTTAAATTTTCTTTATTTCTCTCATCGTTTTCAGGTACAGTCCCTCCTTCTGCAGGTGGTGCTGGTGATGGTGATTCAGGTGGTGCCGGTGACTCTCCTCCCATATCACCCATTCCTCCTAAATCAGGTGGTGCTCCTAATCCTCCTCCTGTGTCAGTTGCCCCACCTTCAGTAGGTGTTCCAGCCGGTTCACCTTCTTTTTTACCATACAACTTGTCTATGTTATCAAATATACCTGTGTGAGTAATAACTTCAGCAGTTTTCTTAAGTTCTTCACCAACGGCTCTTTCGATACGTTGTTGTTGTAAATCAAGTTTAATTTCATCATCAGAAAATCCAAGAATATGTTTCTTAGCCCATGACATAGAAACTGCCGCAATACCACTTCCTGGGTCGGCAACCATATCTTTAAATAATAGTATTTTTTCTTTCCATACATCAATCTTTAGTAAATCCGCTTGTGTTGAAGGATTTGTTAAACTTAATGTAAAGTTTGATATTTCATCCTCAAACCCTAATATGAATAAATGTATTATCGCAATTTTATTTAATTCAGAAATCATATTCTTTTGAATACGATTGATGGTACGAGCGAAACGAATATCTTGTAATGATAAATTCTTACCATCACCAACAGTTTCTTCAAAACCTAAAAATGCTTTAGGAACACGAAGAGCTGTTAACAATTTCTTTTGGATATACTCAATATCGGCAATCTCTGATAAGTTCGCAGCTCCCGGTAATGTCTCAATCGGCATTGTTTGTGTAGTATCTCTAACAGGAACGAAATAATCTTGGTCAACCGCCATCTGATTAAATCTCATATCCACATTACCTGTCTTATGGTCAACCGTTTGACTTCTCTTAAACTTATTAGCAAATCTTTGGATATATGGTTCAACATCCGCATCATCCATGTTACCAACAAATACTTTAAATACACGTCTTTCAGGTGCTCTTGATGTTCTGTAAATTAACATAGCATCTTCAGATAACAATAATTGTTTCCAAATACGACGAGCCTTTTCTAACATAGAAGTTCCATAAGGAAGTCTTCTATCATCACCAAGTAATCTAAAGTGTGCAACTTCCCAAGTATTAAACTCTAAATCCTTTTGTTTCCATTTGAATTTTAAATGTTTCTTTTCAGGATTTGTTGTCGAATCTGTTGAGTGAGCACCCATACCTGCTTCCAATCTTTCAATCTCGATGACTGGTAATTGCATACATCCTATAATACCTTTTTCAGGGTCTAATTTAAGATATACAAAATTATCACCATACTTACATGTGTTTCTTATCCACATAGGTAAGTTAGTATTAATATCTAACGCATTGTTAAATAAATCACCTAAAATAGATTTAATTCTTGTTGACTCAGAATAGATTTGTAACATAAAACCATCCTGATTAATTGTTGTTGACTCTTCAGCATAAATGTCTAAAGCCGCACCAATTTCAGGTGTAAATTCCATTGACTCGTAGTCATAAAAAGACGCTAAACGAGTTGGTTCATAGTAAACTGCCTGTGTATATAGATTATTCTCAACCCTACCCCATTGGTTTGCTAAGTAATATGTTTGTTGAGCTTGTAATTTCTCTCTATCATATTCAGATTTAGAAGTTGTCTTTAAAAGTTCCTTCTTATCATATTTGTACGTAGGATAATCCTGACCCAAAAGAGAATTGGGTCCAAATGTTTGGGATAACCGTTGCCATACCGTTAGTTTATTTTCACTCATATTTTAATTATAAATATTCTTATAGATTATTAAACAATTTATCCAATATTATATGGACATGAACCTAAATTAGTAACACTTAGATTACTTCCAGTAGGTTCTGAACAC